CGCACGTTTAGCATGGAAGAAGTCAATGGAATTCTTAAAGCAGATTTGGCTAGGTTTGAGCGAGGTGTGGTTCAGTTCTGTCCTGTTCCCCTCACTCAGGGTCAGTACGATGCTCTTATCTCTTTTAGTTTTAATGTTGGTCTGGGAACACTACAGCGCTCAACCCTCCGTCAGAAGGTTCTGCGCGGGGATATGGAAGGCGCTGCGGAAGAACTCTTGAAGTATTGCAAGGCGGGTGGCAAAATACTCAAAGGGCTAGAAAACCGCCGTAAAGATGAACGCGCCCTATTTTTAGGATAAAACATGCGATTACAAAACGTTTCAAGAACACTGTCTGATGGTCTTATTGAGCCAGCGCATGCAATAGAAGTGCTTTGTGCCGCGTGTGGATATGACTTGGACGAATCTGAGTTAGAAGCTGATACCTGTTCGGATTGTGGCCAGTCCTTAAGCCTTCAGCGTTCAATAGCTATTGAGATCACAACCATTCCTGCTGCGGCAGGGGCAACAATGTAAGAGGGCCTTACATGAAGAAAACAACAACCAAGAAATCTACTGTTAACGCCGCGGGTAACTACACAAAGCCTAGTCTTCGCAAGAAGATTGTGTCCCAGGTAAAAGCCGCCGCTACTCAAGGGACAGGCGCAGGACAATGGTCAGCACGCAAAGCCCAACTTGTAGCCAAGAAATACAAGGCGGCAGGCGGAGGCTACCGAGATTGAAAGCTCCACAGAAATCCCTAAAAGATTGGGGCGACCAGAAATGGCGCACCAAATCAGGAAAGCCCTCGTCCAAAACGGGTGAGCGGTATCTCCCAGAGGCGGCGATCAAAAGTCTAAGCCCGGCGGAGTATGCCGCAACAACCAAGGCCAAGCGCAAAGGCAAGGCGGCAGGAAAGCAGTTTGTGGCTCAACCAAAGAAGATAGCAAAAAAAACCGCAGGATTTAGATAAGCCATGCCACTTTTACGACTTGTTCTCAAACCTGGTGTAGACAAACAAAACACTGAGTACGGCGCTGAAGGCGGCTGGATTGACTCGGACTACGTGCGCTTTCGCTATGGCCTTCCGGAGAAGATAGGGGGCTGGACCCAGTTTAATGAGTCCCCGTCTTATCTGGTTGGCATGATCAGCGAGATATACACATGGAATGCTTTGGATGGTTCGCCCTACATGATTGTGGGCACCAATAGAAAACTGTATGCCTTGTATGGTGCCTTGTGGGGAGACGTTACCCCTATCCGTAGAACAGCAGTTGGCGTCACCTTTGACACAATTAATGCCTCTACCACTGTCACAGTAAATGACACTGCGCACGGATGCATCATTGGAGATTTTGTTACGTTCTCAACCGTCACAGGAAATCCTGGCGGCATTTCTAATGCAAGTTTGACTGGTGAGTTTGAAATTCAATTCATTACAAACGCCAACGAATACACAATCATTTCTCCCGCCGCTGCCACGTCAACTGTTAACGCCGCAGGCACCGCGGATGCTGCCTATCAAATCAACGTAGGAACCGCTGTCAGTACGGTGGACTATGGTTGGGGCATAGGAACGTGGGGCGCGAGCACCTGGGGAACACCAAGGCCACCCTCTACTTCCGTCTCCCTTGATTCGCGGGTCTGGCAGTTTGACAGTTTTGGGGAAGACGTAATATGTCAGATTGCAAACGGTGGCATTTATTTGTTTGACACAAGTGCAGGTATTTCTACCCGTGTAACGGCTATTTCTGGCGCTCCAACAAAGAGCACGTATGCCTTGGTGTCCACACCTGATAGGCACTTGGTGTGTTTTGGCACGGAGTCCACAATCGGAACGCCTGCTACTCAGGACCCTATGTTTGTGCGCTTCTCCAATCAGGAGGACATCAACAGCTTTGTTGAGAGTGCAACCAACACGGCCGGCGGACAACGGCTCACGGACGGCAACCATATCGTCTCTGCTGATCGTTCCAGGGGACAGATTCTCATATGGACAGATACCGCTTTGCACGGCATGCAGTTCATTGGTCCGCCTTACACCTTTGGCTTTCAACAGCTCGGCTCTAACTGCGGTCTGATAGGCCCGCATGCCTCTGCTGACGTGAATGGCGTGGCTTTTTGGATGGGCAAGGATGCCTTCTTCATGTTCGACGGAACAGTGAAAAAGCTTGCATGTACGGTGCAGGATTACGTATTTAAAGACCTTAATGTTGTGCAAAACACCAAAGTAAATATTGGTGTTAATACGCAGTTCAATGAGGTTACCTGGTGGTATTGCTCATACACATCTGACTACATTGATCGATTTGTAACGTTCAATTATTTAGAGAATGTCTGGTCTATTGGAACTATGGCGCGTACTGCATGGATGGATTTAGGGACTTACGCTAAACCAACTGCTGCTGAGTACTCTCCTGCCAGCACTGAAACCAGCATCAGTACGATCAACGGCCTGACCGCTGGTCGTTCTTTGATATACAACCAAGAAGACGGGAAGAACGGCAACGGAAGTGCAATAACGGCCCTGGTCAAGTCGGGCTACTTTGACATTGGCGACGGCGACCAGATGCTATTTATGAAGCGTTTCATTCCTGACTTTAAGAACCAAGAAGGTGACTTGACAGTGCATCTACTGTTGCGTCCATACCCACAGGCAACAGCCAGCCCAAGCTCTTTGGACCCGTATGTCATCACTTCAAGCACGGAGAAGGTGGACACGCGCGCGCGGGGAAGACAGATCAGTTTGCGTATTGAGAGCACTGCAATAGATACCAATTGGCGCTTTGGAACACTACGTGTTGATATTCAGCCTGATGGTTTGCGATGAGCAAGATCACCAACGTTCGCCTGCCCAACGCATCGCCTGCCTATGATGCGTCGCAGTTCAACCAACTGGTGCGCTCCCTTGAGCAGGTTATTCTTCAACTCAACAACACGTATACGCCTGTCACCAGTGAGAACACCGCCGGTGCTGCAACATGGATGGCCATGAACAGCGGAGCGGGAGGCGGCTTTGCTGGGGGTATCCGTGGGTTTCAAAACAGCAACGGCATCATCTTGCCTCAGGCAATGATGATCTCGGACCAGGACCAGACAAACGCCAGCATCACAGCAGAAAACCTGCTCACGTTTGCTCCAGCGTTCTCCAACGGCATCAGCGTGGAGAGCGGCTCACGGATCAGGGTTCCTTGCGCTGGTCAATATCTAGTGACCTTCACATTGCAAGTGACAAACCGCAGCAATACAGCAGGTGAGTTTGAAGTGTGGGCCAAGGACACTGGTGTCAACTACCCGTTAAGCAACACACGCTTTGATGTACCTGCCCGTAAGAGCGCCACCATTTGGTCCCATGTAGTTCCAGCAATCACCGGTATCTTCACTGTGAATGACCCTATCAACAACTATCTGGAGATTGCCTGGTGGTCAGACAACATTGACATCTATTTAGAGCATTACGCCGCTGGCACAAGCCCCACGCGCCCTGCCATTCCATCAGTGATTCTCACCATCAACTTTGTATCGGCAAACTGATCATGGCAAATAAGTACTTTAGAAAATTCCTGACCCCCGCGGCTGCGACTGAGACCACGATCTACACCGCGCCAGCCGCCAACACGGCTGTGCTGTCGTCTTTGCGGGTGACAAACAGAAACGCTTCCACAACAGCCCTGACGGTCAACGTCTACCCGCTTGGCGCGGCCACTGCATATTGTTTGTTGAAGGTCTACTCGCTGCCCACGAACCAGACTTTGGATGTTTTAAGCGGGGTGCCTTGCATATTGGAGGCAACCGACGTGATTAAAGTCCTTAGTTCAGTGGCAACAGTGGACTTTTACTTGTCCTATTTAGAGATAGACAGGAACTAGTGAAATGCGACATAATTACAGCCATATTCGCGTCCTTTCCCGGCGCGCGGCCCATGGCGGCTTTTGGCACATAACGGAAAGGTAAACACATGGCAACCGCGATGCAACAAGGAATTATGGGCCTACCACAGGGCCCTGACGCACAAGGCAGCTCTTCTGAAGAGACGGTTGATCCGTCTTTGTTCAGTCCTGTTCTTGAGTCTTATGCGCGAAACAAACCGGTCGAATTTGGCAACGACATGCTCAGTAGCATGGAAGCCGCTGATCCGGCCATGGTCCAAAGGTTTAAAAGCTATTTGGCCAATGTAAAACTTCCCGCAAAAGTCATTGACGCAATGGGTCAAATGGTTGACCTGGTGTTGGGCA